CCTCTCACTGTCATTGGGTAGCCGTGCCATGCAATCTGCGGATAGCGCTTCATCCCATCCTCGACATGTATTCAATGCGATCCTTGGATTGCTGTCTTGACATCCGTTCCCTACGGTTCGCCTGGAATTGCTCCTCCAGTGTCGGCCCTGTGTCACTTCCGAGAATATTATCCAGGAGATTCTCGAGCGCCGTGAGTCGAGCCATGAGATTCTCGATGAGCAACGCCTGGTGTCGCACATCCTCGCGTAGATCCGCCAATTCTCTCATCAAGGCTCACCGTATCTATGGTTATAGAGCATGTCTAGTTCCAAGATTCCAATCGTATGCTTCGCGGTTCTGTAGAAGCTGCGATCCGTCATCATGAAGAAGATGATCTGGCATCCGAAGTTTCTATCAGCGTCCAGTATCACCTCCAGATCACGAATCATCCGCCGTGCGATCTTTTCCATGATCGGATCCTGATCCTCAAATGGATCCGTCTGCGACTTCGTGATGAGCTGCGCTCGCAAAACAGCCACGTGCATCAGCACGTCCCTGCCGCCGGTAGTGATGCTGTCGATGGTCTCAGGATCCGCACGAAGCAAAGCAGTATCGCTAACCTCCGTCTTCAGGTCCTTCTCATCAAACTGATGAACCCGTGCCGCCTTATCAACGGTGTAGTGGATCGTCGAGCCCGCAGTGATTCCCGCAAGTTTCGTCAGGAACGTTGCGAGAATCAGCTCGCCTTTGGATTCGTCAGGCATTAGAAGAATTCCCTACCTAACTCGGCAATGGAGGAGTCAATGATTCCAGCGATCTGTGGCGCGGTTCGTTTCAATGCAGGCCCGAGATACGGACGAGCCGGAATCCTCGAGCCCGGATGGTTTACTTTCCGCGCAAACACTCGCACTCCTCCCGGACCCATCCAGCTCAGGATGCTTTTGTTTACAGGCCGAATCACATGCGCCGAAGTTGTGCCGCCGAATTCATGGATAGCTCCATAAGGCGCAGCGTTTAGATCAACCTTCAACCCACCTATCCATTTGTCGCCTACCTTCTTCGCTTTGTTGATATCCACTGCTCGACGCAGTCGGCCCGTGCGAATTCCCAACGGCCCCGGCGGCGGATTCGGTGGACGTGCATTCTTCCCTTTCCCGAGTCCTTGCATGCTAGGGTTCTTGAGTGCAGCCTTATGCGCTTGGCGAAGGCCAACGTTGAAAGCTCGGATCACAACCCGGTCAAGTTTCTTCTCGAAATTCAGCAGCATCCGAGCCGCTTGCTTTGGCGTGAGCTTCCTTCCGGCCATTAGTCACGCTCGCCAGTCGGAATCCGATCCATCTTCACAAACGCCTGCAACTGATCCTGCATTGACTCAGTCAAATGAGCACTGCTAAGCTCCCGAGTTAGGCCACGAATCTGAGCGCCACCGACGGCCGTTCTCTCCGACAATCCCTGAAGCTTCTCCTCGATCTCACGGTACCCAATTGCCGCCAGTCTCAGACACACGTCCTGCACATCGTCCGGGATGTTTGTCTTGGTGTTTGCATCGTCATCATATCCGGCGGTGTAAATGAGCTTGATTGACCGTTCAAACCCAGCATCCCAACTAATCCGCGAAGACCCACTCACGCGAGTTATGCGGCCCTCACCTTTGTGTGCAACGTAGTCAGTCGAGTCCACAAGTAGCGTAGTGGAATCGTAGGTCTGATCCGTGCTCTCATGGATGCTCGTTATCGCGACAATCGGAAAGTCGAGCGTCCAAATCCGCGAGCGAGATTCGTCGAGCGTGTGATACTCGGTGTATGCGGCACGCTTAATGAGATTGCGATTGCAGAACCTTTCGATAATCCGAGACACTCTATCAAGCAAAGCAGCGAGTGTTGTATCCCTGCCCGGATCACCCGGAGCAATTAGAAGCTGTAGCTTCAGATCGGCAAGTGTCGCAAGCCTGAGATCAGTAGGCATTGCCTAGAGCCCCGATTCCTCCGACACCCTACGTGTGCGGCCACGCTTCGGCTTCTCGTCGTTCTCGTCTTTGCTCTCATCCCTCAGTTCTTGCAGCGCAGTCTTGACCGCAGCCGCAGTAGCGGCGGAAATCGCAGGAACGAGAGATTCCACGACGCCAGGAATGATCGCGTTGACAAGATCGCGCATCGTGTCCGTTTGCCCGATGCGCTTTTTCTTCATCTCCTCCTCAGCACTCAAGCGGTTCGGCGCACGCTCCAACCCGAGAAAGTCGTTCGCTTCGTTCGTGTTCTCGATCTTGTGGAAGTTGTCCCAAAGCGCCTTTGGGGTCAGTGTGATTTCAGCGCGGCCATAAACCACGTCGTCACCCACGACCATCAAGTAACCTTTGCGAAGCTGCGCCACAAACGTCTTGCCCTTCAGCTTTTCCAGATCCGGCTGTCTCATGCTCATTCTCCTGAGAAAAAAGAAACGTGCTGCAAGGGGGCCGATATGTTGACCCCCTCGCAGCGAAAGTGTTACACGCTGAACTCACTCGGAACCACAGGAACGACAGGGAAATCCTGCGCACCGCTGAGAATCAACGACGCCACGACTTCACCCACGGGAGTCGTCCCGGTGATGGTCGCAACAGCACGGAGATATCGCGGAAGCTGCGTCAGGTTCAGACGTCCCATATGCGGCGTGAGAGGCCCGGAGTTTTCCGTTCCGACCACGATGGTCTCATCCGAAGATCCGCCCAGAGTTGCGAAGGCGGAAGCGGTGACACTCGTGACGGTCGTGAAATATCCGTTCGTCTTCTTTGTCGCGCCCTCCGTAAACGTGAGCGCTTCAGTGATCGCCTGGTTTCCGATCTCGCCAAGCACTGGCGGTCGCGTTCCAACGATGGTCAGCGTTCCGACGGTGATTGTCGAAGTCGAATCCGTGACGATTGCCTGAATCCGTGCGGGATTCGTCGGCTGTGCCGCAACCGTGAGAGCAATGTTCGTGAGATCCACGCTCACCACGATCAGGTTGGGGTCGAGCTTCACAGCATCGTGCACGGCTCCCGAGATGTCGGTCCAATCCGAATCGTTCGGACTCGACTGCCACTTGACCGTGCACACAGGATCGGTTCCGGAGAACTGACCCGTCTGAACGTAAGCAAGCGCTTCCTCGAAGTCCTTGCAGTCGATGCTGATTCCCGTGATGGTCGTGTCTGCCAAAGTGCCCGCTACGGAACACATCGGCTTCAACCATTGATCTGCACTTTCCTTCATTTGATTAACCTCCTCCCCTTACGTGGTTTTTGCGTCGTTAACAAGAGCGAATGACTTGGCGCGTGCGAGCTGAACATCACACTCGGTGAAAGCGTAAAGCCAAGTCTGATCCTTCGACAGAGCCGAGCCCGTCGAGTCTCCGGTCACGTCACTCGACTTGAATTCGATCTGGCTCCAAAGAGCGAAGTAGAGATCCTCCCAGTTTGCGAAGTAGACCTCGGTGAGAGCCGTTCCGCTGCTCTTCGTCAGGTTGGTCGGCAGCACGGTCGTCTTTCGGAAACCATACCCGAGCATGGCGCGCATCTGATCGTCCGTCATCGGCAGAATCACATAAGCGCCAGTGGTGTCCGCAGAAAACTGAGCGATCCGTTCCGCACGCATCTGCCCGAAGGCTCGCGGGTGCGAGATGAATTCCAGATTCCCTACCGCAGTGTTGTTGCCCTCAAGCTCAATCACCATGTTGTTGGCAATCGCATACGTAAAGTCGCCACCCGTCGCAGCGATCTCGACGTCGATGATTCCAGGAGTGTTGATGATGCCGCGAGGCTCACCACTCACACCAGAACCACGCAGTAGCACTCGGTCGATTTCCAGACCGATGCCCTTCGCGATGTTGTTCTGTACGATGTTCATCGCAAGATTCGGTGACATCCGAAGCAGGCGATTGGAAAACTTCACGAGTGACGCGAGCTTCTTCGGCTGGAAACGAACCTCGCCAAAACTCACATCGGTAGCCGTCGGGGCCTCGACTTCGCCAACCCACGACACGCTAGCCGCAGAGGTTTCGGTCGGAATCTCGACGGGCGCACCCACGAGATTGTCGAACACCGAAATCAGAGCAGGATCCCAGACAACGGTCTGAGCGCGCGCAAGCTCGATGAACCCAGGAAGCATCTGTGTTGCCACAAGGACGCCACCCTTTGCATCATCGTCGTGAGACTGTGCGCGGGCGTAACCGGCAAGTCCACGCTGCTTTTCCGTGTTCTCTCGAACGAGAGACCAGTCACGAGAATTCTTGTCAAACGTCGGGAGTCCGGGGAGCGCCTTGCTCAGATCAACGCCACCGTTAGCCTCGATTTCATCCTCAAGGCCAGGCATGACGCCGGTCGTTCGCTTCTTCTGCTCCGCTTCGTAGGAGGCGACTTGCTCCTGCAACTTCTTGACGTAGTCGCCAACCGTCTTTACCTCGTCACTGATAGGCGCGAGCTTCCCATCCACCTGAATGAGTAGCGTTTCCTCGAGCTGTGCTCCAAACGTCTTGGTGAAGCTTTCGAGATGCGCCTTTTGAGTTTCGAGGATCTTACCGAGATCCATCTCCGGCATTAGTGCCCCTTCCTGGCTTTACTCTAGCCAGCACCTCGGAAACGATGTCTCCGAGAAGAGCGTCATACTGCTCCGTGGAGGAATCCTTCTCCTCGATTCGAGCAGCTGATGCAGTCCGAAGGAACGCGGCGAGCAGCGTATTCTGTCGTTCGATCAGATGAACGACACGCTCTAAGCTCTTTGCGATTCCTTCCTGCACCGACGCGGAAGGCTCGCTCTTGCGATTGGGTTCGCCCGAGCCTACTGGGGCAGGTCCGTCTTGCTGCACTGATTTTGCTTTGTCTGCCAAGTCTTTGTCAAGGATAGCGTTGAAGTCCGGCTCATCGTCGAGCGCTACAACCGTCTCCCTGTCAATCGTAAGGGCTGCGTCCAAAGCCATGGCGTTATCCCTGACCGGATCCGGAATCGGATAACGCCATGGC